TAGTTGTCTAATTTGTAATGATGTTCTTATATCCATCACGCCATACCTATTCTTGGCTGTTTGAATTCTTTCTTAGCTTTGGGCTCTTCGTATGCTATTGCCGCAAGTCCGAAGGCATCTGAACTATGTGAGCTCCAATCGTGCTCCGGGCCTAGTCCTATATTCCTATTTGGGTCTCGCTTCTCGTGATACCAGCCTAGAGCCTCGATACCCCCTTGGCATTTATGATCAAACCACATTTTAAGAAATAAGTTCCTAGCCTGTTCTATCCTTGCCTTTGCCGCCCCCTTCCCTTGGTTCTTGACCACTTCAACCTTGTAACCCGCGCTTTCAAAAGCCTTGCGGTAATTTATATCCAGGACTTTATCGTTAGTCTCACCGTCATGGGGTAGCCAAATCTTAACCCTGTCTGGTGTGTAGTCTTGTGACCTCAACCAATTAATATGAGCCCCTATTGGTTGGCCTTGTGATTCGTAGTGATTAATGAAGTTTATTTTCAATCCCTGGAATTGTGCCGCCCAGAATACGAAGTTATCACTCTTGGCCCCAGTTCCGCCTATATCCGCGTAGAGCCTTACTATTAATAAGGGGTCTTCTGGTACGTCTGTTATCCTTCCCTGACTCTTAGCCTTGGCTAGATGTTTAGCAAAGTAGGCACCACTTGAGACTGTGACATAACCCCCTTCCCAAATATGCTCGTACTGGTCTGGCTCGTTATTTAATGCGTCTTTTCTCTCTTGCTCTAGGACGTTTGGAAACCATGGGTTGTCTGACCAGTTGGCTTTTATGACTATGGAATTAGTCGGGGGTGTTTGTTGCCTGAAAAGTATGTCAACTGGGTCTGTCTTTAGCCTTGGATTCCATGAGAACCAAATCTCTGACCCTTCGCTTCTTATAGTAGGCCTTAAAAGCCTGAGACTTGTCTCGCTTAGACTTTGGGCCTCTTCTACCCATGCGACCTTGAAACCCTCTAGAGACTTGATACTTTCCGCAGTATGGTCCTGCATACCCTGAAAGATTATCAACCCGCCACCTGGTCCTAATATCCTGTCGTTTAATACCAGAAATTTATTGCCTGCCCCTAGTGAATGTATTTTGTCTTCTAATAGCTTCTTAGCTGACTCTTTAAGTGTCTTTTGGACCTCTCGAATACATACGCATCTCGACCCAGGTTCAGTTAAACACTTGAGAATCATTAGCTCTGCAAAGACATGACTTTTACCTGATCCCCTACCGCCCCAACAAGCCTTATACCTTGATGGTTTTAGTAGCTCCTTGAATGTCTCCGCTATTTACATTTCCAACTATTTTCACCTCTATAACTTGAGATTCCTTTTCTCCCTCGTCATTCACTTCGATTGCTTTTCTTTGTGAATAACAATACTTAGCTAGTTCCTTGTAGGTGTTTATCGCTGTTGGATAGTCACCTTGGCCCTCTGCTACTTTTGCTAACCTAACCAACTCTTTTAATGGCTCGCATTGCTCTTGTATTATCTCCGCCGCTTTCTGAGACGTTTTGTTGGGCGTTCCCTTTTTCCTTCCGCCTCGTCTCTCTCCTGGTTTTGATCCTCCACCTGGCATTCTATTACCCCTGGCTACCTTAGCCACTAGCTCCCCGAAGGGTTGGCTATAATGAAATGTCGTTTTATGTTGTCCATGAGTTACCGTTATTTCCTTGAACTGTCCAAATTGTATTCGAATTGGTTTGGTTAGTCCAAGTGTCTGTATTTTCTGTTTGAACAACCCAAGTCCCAGAGGTTACTTGTGTTACCCATGCATCTATTGAATTAGGCTGAACTGTCCATACTGTGGAGTCGTTGCTTGATCCTGCCCAGACTCCTGCGTTATTCGCTTGTGTCGTCCAAATATTTGTATTATTTGCCTGGACTGACCACGAATCACTGTTTGCTGCCTGAACTGCCCATGAATTAAGATTGTTTGCTTGTGAGGCCCATGTGCTAAGATCATTTTCTTGCACTGACCAAATATTGGAGTCTTCACCAAAGTAATTAGCCCCCCAATAGTTTAAGCCCCAATAATTTAATCTAAAGTATTTCATGTGCCGTCAGTCGTTACTGATGTTCTTTGGCCATCTTCGTCTACTGTAGCAGTTATTCGGTCTTTGGTATCTGCGGCATCTCTGAATGTTTCTGTAGTGCCCGATTGACTCGCCTTACCTGCTACCGCCGCCCGCATTATTCTTAGAGTTTGGTCGTATGTCTCCGCTCCTTCTAGGGTGTCAGTTGATGGGTTAAAAGTGCTTAGGCCTGCGTCTGAGATTGCCGTATCACATGCTGCGTTAACATCCGCCGAACTCAAGTTATTAAGAGCGGTTATTTGTGCTGGTATGGTTGTACCCGTATCTACTAGGATCGAATCCACAACCGTATCAACTGTATCGACCTTGCCCTCTATCGTCGTGAGAGTCGCTGGGAGGGTAGTTCCCGTGTCCACCAATATTGCGTCTACGTTTGAGTCCACTGTGTTAAGGCTCGCTTGTGTTGCTGCCGCGTCTAGTGTTGCCCGATCCCCCGCAGTGAATCCCCCACCCCCGGCATCGTACCCATAAACCGGATTCCGCCAGTTAATCTCTATCCCGTTACCCCCTGTAGTAGGATCTAGGGCCGGCCTCGTTCCATCGCTTCTAAAGATCCTGGCCGAGTCTGTTTGTTTTACAAACCCTGCTGTTTCGTCGAAGTAAATACTAACAACTGAGGTATTAATTCTGTAATTAGCCTCATCTATTGCCGTGACTGCCCCCCAAAATTGATACATACCTTGGGTCGTGGTTAATTCATAACAGTAATAGGCAAAGGCCTCAGTCGCTGCAAAATCTTGGTTAGCGTCCAGGTCAATCTCATCGTTAACATAATCTGCGGTGAACTTCGCGGTAACTGCTGCACTAGAGCCATCGACCGCATTAGTCGCATAGACTGAATCTGCTGTCTCATTGACTACTACTGTGAACCCCGTCGAACTCACAACCCCGGTTGTCTCAAATGTCTTGAAAGATGTTCCCGCGTTCATCTCGGCAAACCTAATGCCGAAAGTATCCCCTGTGGCGAACTCCTCGTTATCTATGTATGTATCTGCATAGCTCGCTGAAGCTGGGTCTGCGTCATAGTAAAGTATCTTATAAGTCGTCCAAACTACTGTACCATCGTTAGTTGTGCTTCCTGGCGTAGTCACCCATGTTGGCTCTGTGCCCCCTGTAGTGCCTGCTGTGGTGCAAACAAAGTAAAGGCCTGCTGTGTTCTCAGTACCAACACCCGTTGTTCTTAATACCTTGTCACCTAGCACATAAGCCGTTGTTGCTTGCCAAGCTGAAGCTGTCTTAGCTGTCTCGTTTGTTATTTGTAATCTTATGTTTGCGCCTGCTGTAGGCATCCCAGTAACCGAGATACTAGAGACCACTGCCGGGACGTAATAAGTACCATCGTTTGATTGAAACCTCGTGAACCCTGGGTGATCTCCGCCAGACTGGGAAACATAAACACCATGGTAAGTGGTAGTCGTGTCTTGACCTTCCACCCGTCCATATTGAGTTTCATAATTTCCCCCAACCTCTATTACTAAATCAGGCCAGTTGAAGGGGTCTTTACCGTTGTATGTGGCGTCTAGCGAATGGTTATAGTTAAGTTCTTTTAAAATATCCTCGGCACTATTCGCCCCGCCAACAATCTCATAATCAAAACTCTTTCCACCCACAGAAATAGGTGCTGCTGTGTGATCTGTTATCGAAATAGTTATCGCTGGGTCACCCGTAGCAATACCTGTGGCGGCTGGCTCCATTGCGACTATGTAGTGTGTTGGCTCTAAGGCTGAAATCCCGTAAGTATTTAAAACGTCTACTCTCGACTGATAGTAACCGTTTATTTGGTATTTTAAAACCAAGTGCCCTTCATAATTGAAATTACCGTGGTCCGTATCGCCCTTAACTTTTATTACCTCGTCAAACGCTCCTGTAGTCCTTGCGTCCGTAGTACCTGTGCCATCTTGTTGTTGGTATTCACCTGTGGCCCCACCTGGAATAGTTCCTATACTCTCAACACCAACCC